GAAAACTGTTGAGCGGCCCGCTGCGCGCTACGTAGAAGTCACGGACGGCCTGGAGTTGCGTGTAGGTCTTGATCCCGTAGGCGACGTCGTACCTGCGCCGCGGGCGGCTCCAGCGCGCTACGCGCTCCTCCACCCCCGAGTCCACCGGGATAATGGCGGTCGAGAAGCCGTGCCCGCCGACCGAGCCGTAGCTGATCGTGGTTGGGAACAGCACATCGTGGAAGGCGGACATCAGCGGCCCCTCATCAACATGGCCTGTCGCTCGGCGATCTGGCGCTGGCTGGCGCGGAAGCCGCCCACGTCGGGCGTCTGGATGTTCATGTTCACGACTACAGAACCGCCGCCATCCGCCGCGACGCCCAGCCGCCCGTCCGCGCCGCGCTTGAGCGGCAGCACCGCCTCGGGGCCGGCCTCGCCCATGATCCCGAGCGAGCCCGCGCCGTACTGGAACAGCGTCGGCGCGTGGACGACCCCGCCGACCGCGAAGGCGTTGCCCTTGGCGGAAGGGGTAGCCGTTCCGCTGGTGCTCAGGTACGACGTGAGCGCCGCCGCCCCAGCCTCTGCGTAGGGCTCGACAGCCTGCTGGATCAAGATGTTGGCGAGCTGATTGGCGAAGCTTCCAAGGGCTTCGCTGGCAGAGTCGATGCCGGTGACGAAGTTAGTCGTGCTGTTGGTGATCGAAGACGATAGCGTCGCCTGCATCTGCGCCTGCTGCCGCGAGACCTCCTGCGACACCCGCACCGTTGTCTTGGCCGCCTTCGCCGCATCCTCCAGCGCCACCGCGTGGTCGTAACTGGCAAGGATCGACTCCTCGATCGCGGCCTTCGACTCGGCGGCCACCAGGCCCGCTTCCTCCTGCGTCTCCAGGCTTCCCCGGATGCTGGCGACAAGCTCGCGCCGCGCCACGACCTCCTCGCCGAACAGCGCGACCTGCTCGCGCCGCGCCACGGATGACGAGATGTCCATGAGCCGCTCACCCGCCGCCTCACCTGCGGCCCGCCGCGCGGCCTCCTCCTCCATGCGTGCCTTGAGGATGCGCTCGACGGCATCCAGCTCCTGCTGAACCAGAACCGCCCGCTCCTTTTCCAGCGCCAGGAGCCCGGCCTCATCCTCCTTGCGATTGGCAGCGAGCGCCTCGAGCCGAGCAATCTCAGCGGCAACGGCCTCCATCGCCTGCTGCGGGCGATACTGGGCCTGGCTCAGATCAAATCGGCTGCTGTATCCGGTGGCCATCTCGGCGCCCGGAGGCGCCTTCAATCCCAAGCCGGTGAAGAACGAGGGCCTGACTGCCGCCCCTCGCTCCATCTTGGCGAGGATGTCGTACTGCTCGCGCAGGACGCGGAGGCGGTCCTCCTGCAGGCGCAGCTCGCCGGCGCGGTCGCCAGCCGCCGCGTAACGCGGTCCCGCGAGCACGCCCTCCGCCACGGTCGCCGAGGCGCGCTTGTACGCCTCGGTGGCGGCCGTGAGGCGCTCCATCCTCTCGGCCGACAACTCGGCCGCGTCGCCCGTCTCGATCAGCTTGGCGATGAGCAGGCCCGCTCCCGTGACGACGGCCCCGATGGCGAGATTCAGTCCCGCGAAGACCGGTGCCAGCACGAGTTGTCGCCCGATGTTGGCGGCAAAGCTCTTGGCGTAGCCGGCCACGTTGGTCAACCGCCGCGTGAACGTCGCGGCGAATGTCGTGACCGCCGAACTCGCCTTGGTCACGCTCTGCTCGACCTGGACCATCGCCTGCGGGACGAGTAGCCCGCCCTGCTGGCCGAAGCGCCCGAACTGCTGCTCGATACGCGCGAGTGACTGCGCGGCCTTGACGGCCGACGTCTCGACCTTACCGAGAGCCGCCGCGCCCTGGTCGGCCCCGCGCTGCATCCCCCGCGCGTCGAGGCCCAGCGCCACCACCGGCCCACTGATCGTCACCACGGCGAGACTCCAAGACGTGCGCCAGCCAGGCCGAGTCCGCGGCGCGGACCAGGGCCGCCATCTCCCTCTGGTCCTCGCCAGGCTCGATGCCGTTGATGTCGAAGGCCGCCGCCATCTCGGTCCAGGCTAGCCCGCAGGGCACGCCGTCCGAGATCGCGCGCGATGCGCACAGCTCCCCGAACATCGCCCACGCGCGCAGCAGGCGCACCGGAATCGTCGGCCGGCGCTCCAGCGCCGAGACCTTGACGCCGAGCTTGGCGTTCTCCTCCAGCAGCTTTACGAAGCGGCCCCATTCGCACTCCCAGGAGACGGCGTCTCGGATTTTCCCGCGTCGGCTTGCAGCCGTTCCCTCCTGTATCTCTCGATGCGGCTGCTCTCCGCGATCACGTCGTCGCGCAACCATCGGAAGCCCGGCGAGGCGAGGACGCGCTGGCCGATCTCGGGCGTGTAGGCCATCGGCGCACCGTCGTCGCCCTCAAAGCCATCCCAGTCCAGCAGCACGAAGCGCGCGAGCGCCTCGGCCACGACATCCATCGCCGCATCCGCGTCCGGGTCGGCCAGCTCGGGCGTCAGCCGCGCCGCCCGGCGGATGTGCGCCTCGTAGCGCGGATTGCTCAGGTAGGCGACCTTGAGCCGGTAGCCGGCCCTGCGCCGCTCGGTCCACACGCCCTCGACCTCGAGCGCGGCGTCCACTTCCAGGCTGTTCAGTCTCACCATCGGATCAGGTCCAGCTTGCGATCTGGAAGGTGAAGCCCAGCGTCGGGTCCATGTACGCCATCCACTCCATCTCGCCGATTACGTCCTGATTCTTGCCGCCAGCCACGCGCCGCCCGGCCGTGAACTTGAGCTGTGGGAAGTCGAGCACGTAGGCGTTGTCTCCCAGGCCCGTCTCCTGCAACGCCAGCGAGACCTCGCTCGGTGTCGCGTTGAGGTACTCGTCCATGATGGCCTTGGTCGCGTAGTACTGGAGGAACCGCCCGCTCACGTCGCACTCGCCCGTTCCGACCGAGATGGCCCCCAGCGTGCCGATCTGCTGTCGTGCCCGTAGGTTGTTATTGAGGTTGACCGAGAACTGCGTGCAGGCCGTGCTCGCCGCTGCCTCCAGGATGAGCGGCACGTGGTCCACGCTGTTCATGACTGCGTTGGTCGGGGCCGGCGTCAGCGTCGCCGTCCCGCTGCCTGTCGGGTAGACCGTCGATCCACCCGTGGTCGTCGAGACGCCGCGCTTGCCCACCATCCCGAAGTTGCAGGTGATGATGCCCGAGCTGTTCAGCTCCAGCCCCATCGTGTCGATCATCATCCCGGAGAACACCTCGAACTCCCCGCCCAAGTCGGTGTACTGGCGGAACAGCGCCATCGAGGACGCGGTCACGCCGTTCGTGACGTACTTGCCGCGCTTGACCGTGACGGTGCCCGTCGTCAGCGTCTCGGCCGACATGACGCCGTTGACAGTGATGACCGTGGCCGAGACCGACACGATGCGCCAGTAGCGCTTGTTCGCGGCGAGCCCCGACGAGCCGCCGTCGAACGAGATCCAGCGCCCGACATCCGTGGTGGCGGACAGGCCGCCCGAGATCCAGACCGACGAGGCCGCCGTGATCGTGGAGTTGCCGCCGGCCGTCGCCACCGTGACGTTGTTTGTCGATGCCGTCACGCTGACCGTGATCATCGCCGGCCAGGTCGCGTCCGACAGCAGCGCCCATTCCAGGAAGTCGTCCCACGCGGCGTAGGACAGCTCGCCGTTGATGGGGCCGCTGGCCGAGATGTTCTGGCGGATGCGGTCCACGATCTGCCGATCCGAGCGCAGTTCGTTGGACGTCACGTACTCCATGTTGGTGATCGCGTTCTCGCCCGTCGTGCGCAGCGCCTTCCAGGCGACGTTAGCGCCAAGCGCCTCGGCGAAGGCCGTCTCCTTCTGGTACGCGAGTGCGACTCTGTTGGTATCGGCCATGGGTCAGTCCTCAGGGATCGAAGTCATCGACATAGAAGGGGCAGGACAGCGCAACGTGCCAGTACGGCCCGTCGCGTCCGAGGTTCGCGTGGCTCGGGACGAGCATCGCCACGCCGTTGCTCGACAGCCCTCGGAAGTACTCGAATACAGGATCGACCAGTGCGAGCGCGTCCCCGTCGCCCGCCTCGAGCGGCGAGTAGATCGACACCGACAGGACACCCGGCGTGCGGTAGCGCTTCTTGTGCCCGAGCTCCGCGACGTCTGATTGCCCCTGTAGGACCACGACGCGCGCCCAGGCGGTGCCGGTCGGAGGCGTGAACGGCGCGTTGTCGTACTGCGTCGGCACCAGGGGCATCGCGGCTGCCCAGTGATCCCGCATCTCGTTGCCGAGCGTCTCCCAGTTCATTCGCAGTCCACCTCGAACGGCACGGTGACGTCCATCCGCCACCACGCCTCATCGCGTCGCACGGCTGACACGTAGGGCGTCCTGAATGTCACGCTGCCGTCATCGACCTCGCGGAACGCCGACGTCGCCACGTCGGCGATCTCACGGGCTCGAGCGTCGCCGGATTCCATGGGCGTATGCACCGAGGCCCTGATCGCGCCGGGGTGACGGTGCCGCGGCACGCGCCCGAAGCTCACGGCGCGCGACTCGGCCCACTGGATCGCAAAGCGCGCCCACGTTCCCGACGTGACGGGCACTTCTCCCTCGTTGTCGTAGATCGTCGGCAGGGACTCTGGCGTCTCGACCTGAGCCGCCCAACGCAGTCGCATCGTGCGCGCTGCCGCAGCGGTGCAGCCGAGAGCCAGCACGAGCTCCCCAGCCCCGGTCGCCGTCAGCGGTGCCAGCACGAGGGCACCGGAGGCCGTCACATCGACCACGATGAAGCCAACGCCGGCGCAGGTCGCGGGGGCCAGCGCGGGCGCACCGGAGGCCGTGAAGACCTCCTGGGCCACTCCAGCGGCCGTGAGGGCTGCCAGGGCTGGCGCCCCAGATGCGGAGAAGACCTGCTCCCCGGTGCCTGCGGCGGTCAGCGGCGCGAGCGCTGGGCTCCCCGACGCTGAGAAGACTTGCTCCGCCGCGCCGGCAGCCACGATGGGCGCCAGCGCCGGAGCGCCAGTCGCCGAAAACACCTGCTCCGAAACGCCCGCTGCGGTCAGGGCTGCCAGCGTGACCGCACCGGACCCGGCGAACGTCGTGCCCTCCCCGGCCGCCGTGAGCGGCGCAAGTGTCATCGCTCCGCTCGCCGAGAAGACCTGCTCGGCCGTCCCCGCAGCCGTCAGCGCAGCCAGGGTCGCCGCGCCGGAGGCCGTGAACACCTGCTCGGCTGCGCCGGCTGCCGTTAGGACGGCGAGGCTCGGCGAGCCGCTCGCGGAGAAGACCTGCTGACCCGCCCCGGCCACAGTGAGGGCGGCCAGCGACGGCGACCCAGACGCGGAGAAGACCTGCTGGGCCACGCCAGCCGCAGTCAGCGGCGCAAGCGAGGGCGTCCCGCTGGCGGTCACATCGGCAAGCAGGCCAACGGTGGAGACGGACTGGAGCGTGATCGAGCCCGACGTGTTCGGCGTCGAGACCTCGTAGTTCATCTCGTCGGAGACGAGCACGAGCGTCGTGTTGCTGGCGTCGCTGAATAGGCCAGTGGCGCCAGCACCAACGGAAACCGTGATCGCGCTGTCGGCCAGGTTGTCGCGCACCGTGACCGTCGTCGCGCTCGTGGCAATCGTGTTCGCCGACACGTAGGCGTCGAGCTTCGAGACGAGGACGCTGAACGGCGGCCCGACGTTCTGCGTCGTCTCCGTCGTGAACGCGGCCAGACATCCAGAGATGCCGGGATAGACCGTCGTGTTGAAGGCGACCGCCATGCCGACTGACGGAGAGGCCGCCAACACGAACTCGCCGCCCGCCGCGACGAGAGTGCTGCCGCCGCGAGCGTATCCGATCGTGCCCGTGCCCGTACCAGTGGTGATAGCGTAGTTGTACGTGTCGCCGCTCGTGAGCGTGTCGGTGCCCGACGTGTCCTCAGTGACGCCTGTGGCGCTGGCTGCGTAGGAGACCGATTGCCCGCCCGTGGCGCCGTTCTTGCGCGACGTGAAGGTCGTCGTCGTGGACCTGGTGTTGAGGCTCACATTGAAGCTCAAGTCCTGAGCCACCAGTGAAGCGCGCACTGTGAGCGCGGCGTTGGCCTCCGTGGTCTGGAGCACCGTCGTGCCGTTGGCCGAGATGAACTGTGTCACCGAGGCCGTGGAGAGCGAGCTTCCGACGCCGACCGCGACGAACGTCACGCCGTCCGACGCCGACGCCGGCTCGAACTGAAGGCTGATCCACGTGATGGAGACAGCGTGCGAGCCCGCCTCGGCCGGCGCGCTCACCTCCAGCGCGCACTCATCCGTGTTGGCGAACGAGGCGCTGTTCGACGTGTCTGTGAACAGTCCCGTCGTGCTTGCGGTGATCGTCACGACGACGGACGTGCCGGCGAGGCTCTTGCGCAGCGTGGCCGTCGCGTTGTTACTCAGGTCGTTGGCGGTTACGCGGACCTGGAGTTGCGAGAACGTCCCGGCGTCGCGGACGAGTTGCTCGGCGGCGGCCTCGCCCACGTTCGATACGATGCAGCCGGCGATGGGGAAGTACCGGGTCGTGTCGTCCGCGACGGCGGGGATTGCCGCCCGCGCGTGCGCGACAATCAGGCACTTAGACAATGACGACCTTCCCCTCGCCACCGACCTCGTCGGCGAGCGACTGCGTCGCCTGCTTGTCCAGCACGGCGCCCTTGACCTCAACGTTCAGGACGCGCTTGGCTCCGGTCCCGGTGAACGACCACGAGAAGGCGTGCCCTGGCTTCCATGTGCGTGTCCCGTCCGGCTGGATGTCTGACAGCCCGAGTTGGTCGGATGCAAGCAAAGCGGCCTCGAGCTGATTCTTCCGCTTGTTCTCGCCGTCCGGCCCCGCGTAGACCGCATCGTAGGCGGCCACGTCGTCGAGCGCCTCGTGCGCCGGGCACTTGCTCAGGAAGCGCGTCATCGAGACCACCGCCGACTCGCCAGAGCCGGAGACGGATTGCTCGATGACGCACGCGCAGGTGTCGGGCCGCCAGACTTGCACGGGATCAAGTCTCCGGCAGAGTGAGCGTCAGGGACGTGATCGTGAAGGTCGCGCCAGTCTGGAACTCCACGCTGTTCACGATCATGTCGGTGGCGGATGTGCCAACCGAGCCCTGGATGTAGGCCGTGCTCGCCGCCGCATTCCAGATGCGGAAGTAGCCCGCGGTGCCGGTCGCATCGATGGAGTTGTCGGACAGCGACACGCTTTGGAGCGAGCACACGGCTCCTGGGTTGGCGTCTGACGCAGCGCCGAAGGCGGCCGTCGTGTTGAGCGCCACCGTGGCGAGCAGCGTGCCCGTCGCCGCGTCCTCGACGTTTGTCGGGGCCGAGCCGGTGTAGACGCGCAGGATCGGGTCGTCGACGTCCATGCCGTCAACCAGGGCATCGAGGGCGGCGATTGCGCGAGCATTGGAGATGCGAACCATGAATCAGACTCCCGTGACCATGAGTTGGATTTCAGCGGCTGTGACTTGCACCATCCCCTGCGGGGCCTGGCGGCTGAATCCACCCGCCGAGCGGATCTCATACCCAGAGCCGCCGGCGCGGACGTTCTTGCGCCGCCTTCCCTTCTGCCGGATGCGGCTGCCGCGCTTGGGCGGATTCGGGTACAGGCCGAACTCGAGCACCCGCACGTAGGGCAGATTGTTCGTGATCCAGGACACGCCGAACGGGCGCAGCGCCGTAGCGGCCGCGGCTCCGGACGCCAACGTCGCTTGGCCGGAGCGGTCCGTGCTCGGCACGATCCCGGTCGCCGGGACCTCGGCCGTGAGTTGCCAGTTGCCGCGGGCGAGGCCAGTGTCGACCGGCGTCCTTTGGACAATCCGGCGCAGCGCCTCGAGGCTGTACTCGCGCAGCGTCCGCTGCGATGTCTGTGCCGGGGTCTGGATGGCGATCTTGCGCAGCGCCGCCGCGAAGTCCGTCACCGCCTTGGCGTTGCTGCCGAGATCGGAGGCCACCTCAGGCGCCTCCCCGCAGCTGCAGCATCCAGCCGCAGACTAGCGCGCCGCTGTAGATCGGATCGACTGCCAGGCAGGTGAAGACCCGCGAGTCGAAGGTCACCTTCATGTTGCGGGCGGGGGTGAAGGCGAGGCCCTGCGCCTGGATCATCGTCTTGAGATCGCCTTCGCGCACCACGTCGCCATCAACATAGAACAGCGAGTATGGCTCGGGCGGGATGATCTTGACCTGGTACTGCGTCGTCGTTCCGCCCGTGACCGCCCCGGTGCTTGGCGAATAGGTCCCGCCGGTTGTGACGTCGAAGGTCGCCACAGCGCCGAACTCCTCGGCCATCTCGGCCACGAAGGGCACGAAGTCGTCGTCGAGCTCGGTCATGCGAGCGACACCTTGCGCGAGACGAGCAGGACGGGCGTGAGCAGGAAGTCCACGAGCGAGTAGGTCTTGTAGGGCGACTTGCCGCCCACGTAGGTGACCGACTTCTCGACCGGTCCGGCGCGCTTGCTCTCGGAGGCGACTGTCCCGCTCTGTGTCAAGTCGGGCAGCAGCGTGTCGCCGTTGATGTGCTTGAGTGCGGCGATGGCGTTGGCGCGGCGCACAGACTCGGGCACGACGTCGCTGTCGATCGCATAGCCGTCGCTGTCCTCGGCCCCCGCTCGAGGCCAGTCCAACGCCTGCGCATCGTTGGCCCGGAAGCCGACCCAGCGCAGCACGTAGACGGCGTCGAGGTACTGCGCGCCGGTGCGCAGCGCCGTTTCCTTGGTCGGCGTGCTGGCGCCCGACCACGCGGACGGGTTGCCGTAGGCCGTGTGGTAGGTGTCGGCGTCAGCGACGCTGATATAGGACTCGGCGTCAGCCTTGCCGGTCCCGTCCTCCACGATCAGCGCCACGTTGCGACCTCACGGTAGATCAAGGGCGCCCGCGCCGAGCCGCCGCCTCCGGCTTGGGCGTGGGCGCAGGTTCGGACGGCTCGACAGCAGCGGGCTGGGGATCGAGAGAGGCCTGGCCAGACGCCAGC